GTTGATTCGGTTGTTGTAAAGGGTTTGGAAGTAAGCGATGAAGTTTTTCTGGCTGGACTTGCCAGAGATCATCGAGGTGGTTACGCACCGAGGTGGCAGCAGCCGGTGGTTGGGAGATACACCGACGTAAGCGATACGCAAGAACTCTTCCTGGTTCCGCATACCAAGGTTACCGAAGTACGGAGTGAAACCGATGAGGATGAACTCGATCGGAATACCATTGTCGTTGCGATCTACGATTGCGTTGTCGGGATCAACGTCAGATTTCCAACGGCGAGCCTGAAGGTCAATACGCAGAGTGTGAGGCGGAATGTTGCAGAGAATTTCGGATTCCGAAAAGTCGCCAGCGATAAACATGGTTAGAAAAGATCAGAGGGAGAAGTCGATCGAACCGAGAGCGGAAGCGGCTACTTTACCTTTTTCAGGATCGGCAGCCTTAGTAGGTGCTTTACGTGTTGCTTTAGGCAAGTAAAGAACCTTATCCAGATTGTAGTTGAGGTAGGACTTGTCGTCTTTTTCAGAGGTTGAGACCTTACCGACACCAATAGTTGGTGTACCGGGAGCAAGCTCAGCAAGTTGTGCGCTAAGTTCACCCCACGCAGATAGCTTCATCCACGCTGTTTCCTGATCTTCGGTTTGCCATGCAAGCGACCTGTTGGTTACGGTGTTGTCACCGATCTCCATTTCGTCAGCCTTGGGTCCAAGACCACCGGTTGCGATGAACAGGTTGATCGCCAGCAGATCTTGGAAGTTCGCCTCAGTCACAACCAGCATGGGCTGCATCTGCAGAACACCGTCGGGGGTTGGCCGCGTGGGACCAATCGCCAGCACCGTGTTCCCTTCTTCGAGTTTGGTTAAGAGCTTCCCGACGTAATGGTCAGCTTTCTGGAGGAGTTGGACTTTCGTCGCAACCCGCTTCTCGTTTGAAGGCAGGGACTCTGCCAGCACATTTACAGTTCCTTCATCTTCAGCGGCGGTCGCTGTGACCCGAAGGCCGAGGATAAAAACGTTCATGGTTCCGGTTTGGCTTTGTCGCTCGACCGTAGTCAAGCTGCACTATGGTACCAGCGCCGGGCCGGTTTGGCGATCAAATTAGGCTACTTCCTGTAAATGCCTGTAGATTGTTGCTCTGTGTACATTTAAAATTTTGGCGATCTGGATTACGCTTGCACCTTCTCGTCGTTGTGCTTTGAGGATCTCGATATCACCTGGAGATAGCTTGGAGTGCTTTGCCGTTTTGTAATCAAAGTGCAACGGGTTGATGCAGTTTGGGTTCCCGCAGCGTGGTTTTGGATAACAGTTGTCTTTAGGGATGTCCAAATATAAGAGAACTGAATAACGGACGTATACTCGTTTTCCTAATACGTAGAAGCAAGGCTGCTTGTTGGAAAATGAACCTTCCCAGTTAAAGCACTTCGTGTACTCGAAATTGTTGAAAGCTAAGTCGCGGAACAACTTAGCTAAGGGAGATTCGTCTATGTGTTCGTAGCTAATCGAATATTGTGTAGCGTCTACAGCTCTACATATGTCCACGGCTTGCGCTTGGACGTGGGCGGTATCGTTGGATTGTACGGCGAGGGTTAATTTTTTGTTATTACGTTCAAGTTCAATTGAGTACTGGTTCACTTATTGCGCCGATTGTCCTGTGCTTTGTTAATTAACTGCTGGGCTTGTCTGCCAATGTCGACCCCCTGCTTTTCTGCAGCCCGTTCGATCTTCGCGGCGCTGGTGCCACTGCTCAGCAGAGCATTCACCGCAGACTGTGTGATCTTACCTGATTCAGTTGCTTTGGCAATTTGCTGAACCTGAGTCCCGAGACTAACGGGAGCAGCAGCGATTTGTTTTACCTGAGCGCGATCGACGGTGCTTTGGGCCTTGCTTCCTAGTGTTACGCCAGCTGCCCGTGCTTGCTGTTCGATTTTGTTGACGTCTGCTCCCTGAGAAATCAGGCTCTTCACACCAGTCTGACCCAGGTTTGTTGATTTCCCTGCAGCACCTGCAGCTTCTTTAATTTGCAGACGAAGAGGCGCCGTGGAAGCGGCCGCTGTCGGCGCAGCAGTTGCAGCCGGAGCCGCCTCGGTTTCAGGTTCGCCCGTAGGTGCCATTTGTTGTTGAACTGCACCCATGTTTTGCGAAGCACTCTGAATCTGATCCAGAATGCTCTGACCTTGAGCCAGTAAGCTCTCGAAAGGCGAGTAATCGAACTCCGGTAGCTTAGGCATCGCGAATGATGAAGCTGACTGACTTAAAGGCGTCGTTGTTGATGTTGAAGGGGCGGAAGGGGAGGAGGCTGCAGAACCGGAGTAACCTAGGCGACTCCCGCGTCCCTGAGGACCGGTAGGACCGACCTGAATGTTGAAGGGCGCGGCATAGCTTAGTTCCCCGGACAGGTTATATTTTTGAAACTCCGAACCAGGGATTGTATCCTCACCAACCGGGGTTACTCCACCTACACCAGGCGTGGGAGTAGAAGTCGCGTCCTCAGGCTTCTCGACTTGTTCAGTCCCCGCACCAGTTACAGGCGCAAATTCTTTGAGGTCTAACTCAGGAAACAACTGAGCAAGCGTGCTCCGCGACACCCCAGCTTCCGGACGAACGCCGAAGGAAGTTCCCGCTAAATCGAAACCGTAAGAGGGGCGACGTCGTACAGCCACGCGACTAAAACTTATCTTCTATGATCGTAGCAAGTTTTCAAAGCCTTAGTAAATCACTAAGCTCTACTTGACTTCCTCGAAGAATCGCCGAAGGTAATGGCCTTTCTTCACTACCATATCGAGTGTCTTTAACTTAAATAGAGCGTCTTCGTAGCTCTTAAACACCTCGGCTTTCTTCCTATCTTTTTGATATTGAACGAGAGTCGTATCCTCGATTGCCTTTTCGACAAACTCCCCGCGTGGGTTCAGGATAACCCAGACCTCTCGAAACTTTAAATGGGGGCGCGAGGACATCTCCTCCTCAGTGTAGAGGGGTTTTACTTTCGCTATCTTAGTGGGTTTTTTTAATTCGACACCATTTACTTTTTTCTTAACGTTTAGACTGATACTGTTTTTCCGCTTTTCTGACCGAGCTGCGTTGCACGCAACTAACGGTGACTTATACAGCTCAGGTAAGAAATAGAAGTTATCGTCGTCATTAACGACTGCTACGTAAGTCTCACCTAACTTGACGGCAAAGACTTCCTTATCTGCTTCCTTTTGGATTTTAACTAAAGCACTCATTTAGCTGCCCAAGAATCACCAACGTTCGCATCTGCTGATGCTGGAACAGATGTTAACACTTTTTCTGCCGCTTGGATCATTGCGGTTTCCAACACGTCTTTGTACTGAGTTGCAAGATCCTCTTTAACTTCCAAGACAATTTCGTCGTGCACGCAGGCTACCATCCGAACGTCTTCGCTTATATGCTCGTTCAGATCAGCGATGGCGATCTTCAGAATGTCTGCTCCGCTTCCTTGGATCAGCGTGTTGGCAGAACACATCATCGTCGCATCGTCGTAGCTCAACAGACGGCGACGTCCGCAGGCTGTGCGCACGTAAGCCCAACCGTCCTCGACCAAAGCGGCACGCTCTCGATGCCACATGCGCAGGCGTGGGTACGCAGCGTGGAAGGCCGCGTGCGCCACCTTAGCCTCCGATAGGGATATGATCTTGCCACTCTGTGCCGCATATGTCTTATATTTTCTGTAGCCCATTCCGTATAATAATGCGAAGTTCAGAGTTTTTCCGTCTTGTCGTTCTTCTTTAGATACTTCAGGTAAGTTCTTCTTGTAAATAAGACTTGCTGTCATTGTGTGTAAATCGATGTCATCTTTAAATGCTTTACGCATCTGGGGGATGTTGATCAACTCCGCCCCTAGACGTAGTTCGATCTGAGCCCAGTCGCAGATTACGAGCTTGTAACCAGGGCTCGCGATGAAGCACTCCCTGAATTCTTTACCTCGGGGAACTTGCTGGATGTTGACAGCAAAAACGGTTTTCTTCGCTTTCTTACTTGTTTTGGGTGCGCCACTGCTCGTGAAGCGCCCTGAGTTTGCGCCCATTTGGTTATATCCAGAGTGGATACGCAGAGTTACAGGATTGATGTTCTCGATCAACTTGTTGACGTGCTCTAGCTTGGTTTCGACTTTGGCTCGGGTCCGGTAAAGACGAAGTGTCGGGTCGTCGCTGTCGAACTCGGAGAGAGCGATCTGGTTGAGCGTGGTCTTCTCCGTCTTGGCGTCTCTAGGCAACTCGATATCGCAAGCACTAAAGGCATTGACAACCTGCGTCGTTGATCCAGGATTAAAATCTTTCTTCGGTCGTTTTCCGACTGCAATCGTTCCGTCGGCATTCCGTGGGAGCTTTAGCCCTTCCGGAAGTCTAGAGTCGAGTGACGTAATAAACTGTTCGGTTTTTTCTGCCAGCTCCGCTTCGATATTTAACTTCAATCTCTTCAGCTTCTCCACATCGACAGCAAATCCTCTGTAGCACATGAGTGCCACGGGGCGAATGCACTTGGATTCGAGTCCGTAAAGCGGGAGGAGTTCCTCACTCTTAAGCTCTTCGAGCTGTAATGCAGCGATCTGCGGCAGGATATCGACGTCGGCAGCAGCGTACTCAATCTGTTCGAGCTCCAATTCCTCCGCGCCCCAGTCAGACTTTTGCTGTTCTTTACTGATGTCGAGGTCGAGTCGCCGCTCAGCTACGGCTTTCAAGCTGCAACTGACATCACTGAAGTAAGCGTTCTTCGCCTGTGGACTGATCCGCTTTTCCTTAAAACCGGACCGAAGTACGCGTTCAGCAACGTAGGTATCGAAGATCTTTCCTTTGAAATCAATTCCAATTGATAAGAGGAATTGGAAGTCAAAGTTCATGTTGTGTGCCAATAGCATGGCGCGTGATTCGATCAGTTGCTTCAGGCGTTCGTCCGCCTTGACCTTGAACAGATCGAGAACATAAATGATGCGATTCTCATCGTCCGGTGCTGCGTTGCAGAGCTGCAGCAAACGGATCTTGGCAATCGTCGCCTGCAGCCCCGTTGTCTCACAGTCCAAACAGAGCTTAGGGAACGCGTTAAGTTCCTTCAGCGCATCGCTCAGAGCTTCTTCAGTGTGAACGTAACGGAACTGCATGGGAAGCGGGATAGAGAAAAAAGGCCCCGCCGTTTGGCGGAGCCGTGGGGCGAACTAAACTAAGGATCAGTAGTCCTGGCGGCGCTTCATGAAGAAGCTCTCGATGAAGGCGTAGGAGTCAGCCCAAAGCTTGATTACGTCGTGCCCCCGCTTAGTCAAGCGGACGCTGTAGTAGACACGACGCATGGTCGACGCTTCTTGATTTTGGTCCTTCGCTCCATAGGAGATCTGTGACTTCTGCTCGACTAGACCGTGACGTACACACCATCCGAGACCCTCGCGAAGTGC